AATATATACTTGAACGATATATCTACTATTAGGATTTATTGGAGGACGGATTGTTAAATTATACATTGCGATGTTAAATTATACATTAATATTTGGGCTCGGAAATTACTTGATTGTGATGAATTGTGTACCTGGTATAAAAAATTATTGCTAAATTCCAGTGGAGGTGATATAATGTGATTAGGAGGTCGATCAGCCGTGGGACGGACGACGAAACGCAGGCGAGACACAGGGGTTGCATTTGATTCCGAGCGATTTTTGGAAGACATCGGACTATTGCCACCTCACCTAATGCTCGCAAAAGTCGCCGCTGGTTTTGATCCGAGGATCGGATCGAATAAAGTTCGCGACTTGGTTCGGCAGATCGGCAGTCAACCACCGGACGATGACGAGTGGTTCGAGTTGCGGGAGTTGATTCTGAATGATGAATTTTTTGCACACGAGCATGTGTCGATGCAGGTATCGTTGGACGCGTTGAAGACACTGATTAAATATTGTTACCCCCAACCTCGTGCAATAGAGGTAACCGGTGATATTGATCTACGTGCAAAAGTCGCCTCGTTGACCGAAGCGGATATGGTCCGGTTACAGGATTGGTTTCGCTCAGAATTTTAATATGGATTTAAATGCTTATCAATTGGCGTTGATCAAAACAGCTTCTGAGAGCTCGCATATTGACTTTTCACGGATCTTTTTTAAATTTTTGGAATCGAGTCGGTTTCGCCTTAACTGGCATCACAAGTTGATTTGCGATGTCCTGGAATTGACTTATTCGCAGCTGATTACTCGGCTGATTGTTAATTGTCCTCCCGGATTTACGAAAACGTTATTAGCTGTTATTTTTTATATCGCACGTGGATTGATTGTGAATCCACGTGCGAGGTTTATTCATCTATCGTATTCTGATGAGTTGGCTCTTGATAATAGTCGAAAAATTAAAGAAATAGTGAAATCGGATCTGTATCAGGCATTATGGCCAGCGGGCCTACAGCAGGATGTGTACGCGAAAAAATTATGGTACACTGAGCAAGGGGGTGGGCTAAAAGCATCGGCTACGGGGGGCCAGGTGACCGGATTCAGAGCAGGTTTAATGGGCCGGGGATTCAGTGGAGCTGTAGTGGTTGATGATCCGAATAAACCGGAAGAAGTGTATTCCGATTCAAAACGGGAACGGGTAAACCGTTCGTTTGTCGATACAGTAAAGACTCGTCTTATGGTGCGATCGACACCGATAATAGTGATCATGCAACGTCTACATGATAGCGATCTGAGTGGTTTTCTGCTGCGAGGCGGATCAGGGGACAAATGGCATCATTTGATCATACCCGGTGAATATCGTGATCAGAATCAAATATATGATAGTACGTACACTCATGGGATACCTATCAGTTATATGGCTGATCCAGGCCCCACATGGATCGAGAAATACAGTCAGGATACATTAGACGAGTATAAATTTGCGGCTCCCGATGTATATTCGGCACAATTTGATCAGAATCCAGGCACTGGGACATGCGGTATATTTAATATCGATTGGTTTCGGTACTATGAGCAATATGATCTGGTTAATAATATAGTGACATTGGATAATGGGAAGCGGGTCAGTTTAATTTACAAGATGATTTATGCTGACACTGCAATGAAAAAAGAAGAACGGAACGATTGGAGCGTACTGCAACTGTGGGGTCTTGGATCAGACGATAGGATTTATATTTTGGATCAAATACGTGGTAAATGGGAATCGCCGGAATTACGTCAATATACGATAGATTTTATTAAACGTCACAAATTCCAATCCGGGGTAAATAATCTTGGTGTCCGATCGTGTAAGATCGAAGATAAAGCTAGTGGCACTGGTCTGATCCAGGAATTGAGGCGTCGATCGGATCTGATCCCGATCGAAGGGATACAGCGTGATCGGGATAAAATATCACGAGCTCGATCGGTAGCTCCACAGATCAAACTCGGTAAAGTGGTTATACCCTTATATGTTGATTGGGTCGGCGAATATCGTTTTGAATTTAGCCGATTCCGAGCGGACATGGGGCATAGATTTGACGATCAGATTGACGCAACTATGGATGCGATCGAAGATATGCTGATCGGATCGAGTTATATCAACTATGCGAAGGTGATTTAATGGCTTCTATTCATGATTTTGTTCGGGTTTTGATGCTTCAACAACTCGGGCTGATTGACACTAGTACAGCATCGCAAATCAGTTACGGTGAGGCAAACGACGGCGCTAATGTCGGCGACGGGGAAGGTCTTGTATATCGTGATAAGATTGGAGTGACGTTGAATTTTCGTACACTGAAAGCCGGCGCTGGTATAACGATTGCGACAATAGACGATATAATACAGGTTACATCGACAGCCGGTGGCGGGAATGTGACCGGTATTCCGCCAACAAAAGTCGATAATATCGCTGTCTGGAATGATTTGACTGCAACATCAATAAAAAATAGTGTGCTACGAATTAATTCATCCACCGGATTTTTACAAAAATTAAATAACGCTGAAACTACGTGGATCGATCTGATCGGTCATACTTATAGCGTGCCAAACGGAGCGCCGAGTGGTGATGCTGTTGAAGTCGGCGACTATAGCAAATTGTATCCGTTACTTTTGTGGGCCAATCGGATCTTTGCTGAAGCGGATATGCGGATCCGTGATAGTGTAGGTGATACGGCTCCGATTCTTGAGCTCGCAACTCTGACCGGTAGCGGCGCAACGACTCATGTGTTTGTCGGAGTTCGCGATCCGAACGGTTTTGTGTCCGGTAATCCAGGCGATCTATATGTCAGATCAAATTCGGTCAATTCGAATCTATATCTCCATGTCGGGATTGGGACGAGTAATGACGATTGGACGTCACTCGGCGGGATTGATTCGGTTAAACCCGTGATAGCAAATTCGATACCGTTTTTTACCGATACATCTGGCACGATTATTGACGATTGTAAGATCGTCTATTATGATGACGATAGTTGGAGTCGATTTTTACGGATTCGCGACACTCAAGATAACGACACATGGTATAATCTAGTCGGAACGGAATACGAAACGCCGAATGGGGCAGGTGGCCGGCGTCTGATCTTTGGCGATGAGTCGATCATTGGCGAAATTAGGGCTCTTGGTTACGGCCCTGTTTTACGCGGAACGTCGTTTTCCGGTCTTTCGAAATTGATCCATCAAAAATTAGCCGCTGGTTGGACGATCGAAAATTACGGAAAGATTACGCATACTTCTACGCATGAGATTCCGCCGCTCGAACTTGAGGTAACTGGGGCAAACGGCGCAAATACCGGAATACATGTTGGGAATATATCGACACCAGAAGGAGTTGTATACGCCAGTCCCGGTGACATGTACGTTAAAGCTGATTCAGGAAATGCCTCTGATTTATTTTTTAAAACCGGAACAAATAATACGGCTTGGTTTCCGCTGGTCAATCAGCAATTTTTTGTTGCTGAATATCGGTTGACCAGCGGAACAAACGGTGGTAGTTCGGTTGCCGGAGCATGGCAGGACCGACTGTTAAATACAGTTTTGCAAAATAATATCGCTGGCGCGAGTCTTGCGGCCAATCAAGTCACTTTACCGATCGGTAAATATGAGATCCAAGGACAAGGGGCGGTGTATAATGTCGGAAATAATGTTTTGGCTTTAACAAATTCAGCCAATACTTTGCAATTTTGGGGTCCGGGAATGTATACCAACAGCCCAGCGATTAATATTGGAGCGATTTCCATTGTAAATGGATATTTGGTGGTAACGACACCGACTGCGTATAAATTGCGAAGTTGGACGCAAACGGCAATCGTGAATGTGGGACTTGGCAGTCCGATAAGTATTGCCGGAGTGCAAGAGGTCTATGTTCGGTTGATCTGTAAAAAGGTAGGTGGGTAAGGTCCGGGTTAAAGTCGGCATCGGCGGAATTATATGATAGTCTAACTAACCTGGTTGCCGGACTCGGTGATCAGAATAAGGACAAGCGGTCGTATTCGCAGTTTAGCTTCCGTATTGTATCGGATTCTGAATTAGAGGATATGTATTGTTATGATTGGCTTTCGCGAAGGATCGTTGACCTGCCGGTCGAAGATATGGCCCGCGAGTGGCGTGAAATCAAGGCTCCGAGTGTAAAACCGGTCGATATTGAAAAATTAGAAGCCGCAGAAAAACGGTATCGATTGAAATCTGTGTTTATCGAAGCTCAACAGTGGGCACGTCTTTACGGTGGTGCTGCAATTGTGATGGGTATCGAAGATGGCCGATCGCCGAATGAGCCGATCGACATCGAGCATCTGAAACAGGATTCGCTCAAATTTTTGCTTGCGTTGGACAAAAATTACATCGTACCACAACAGATTAATACCTCGGATTGGAAACGGCCTAATTATTTCCGGCCTGAGACGTATTCGATCAACGGTGAATACGTTCACGAATCGCGGGTTCTTTCGTTTGACGGGATCAGACTTCCATGGCGAAAACGACAGCAGACTAATTATTGGGGCGGATCGTTTCTCCGATCGGTTTACGAAGCGATTTTGGATAGTCAGGCCACATCACATATTATCGCCTCTCTGATCTATGAATCGAAACTTGATGTGATCAGCGTGCCTGAATTGCACCATGAGCTTACTAGTCCTGATGGGGTTAATAAAATCTTAACACGATTTAAATTGGCTGATATTATAAAATCCGTAAACAATACCCTGCTGCTTGATTCGCGTGAGCAATTTGACCGAAAAGCTACTAATTTCGCGGGTTTATCTGATTTACAAAAGAATTATCTGTTAATTGTATCCGCTGCTTCCGGTATTCCGGCTACCCGTCTATTGGGCCAATCGGCTCAAGGACTGAATGCAACTGGCGAAGGTGATCAGAAAGATTATTACGATACGATTTCAGCGAAACAGGAATCGGAATTTGAACCAAATTTGAATAAATTCGACGAGATTTTTGTCCGATCGGTATTGGGCTATTGGCCGGCCGACTGGGGATTCGAGTTTCCATCTCTATTTCAACTCACTGATTTGGAGCGGGCTGATCTCGATTTGAAAAATTCGCAACGTGATATGAATTACGTCAATATTCAGGCGATTGATCCGCTCCTGGTAACGAAAGATTTGTTGAATCGAGAAGTATATTCTGATCTAGATGTTGAATATGTTGACCTTATTGCTGGAACAGATCGTGAATAGATGGGATTTACGGCATTACAGAAACAGCAGATCGTCGAAAATATAAAACGGCGACGGATCCGATCAGACCGGCTGTATGCTGAAGGCGTTGAAGCGCCAATCATGATTGAGGTGTCATATTACAAAGATCTGCTTAAAGTCGTCAATGAAATTACTGATCAGCTTAATATACAGCTATTACCGATCTTAAAAGCATCGGAAAACGAATATATTAAAGATGCATCACCGTTGGATACGAGCGTGGATCGTATTTTACAGAATATTTTCAGGCAGTTAAAGCAGATCGATTTGTTTGAGAAAATTTACGTAAAACGATTTACTGATCGAACAGAAGGTTATAATCGGCGGGTTTTTGTCGAGGCGATCAATCGAGCGATCGGCGTTAATTTAAGTAATATTGTAAAAAAAGAATCGGTTCGCGTACGATTGGAAGAAAGTGTAACTCAGAATGTCCAGCTGATAAGAACGATACCGGAACAATATCTCGGTCGAGTTGAGCAGATCGTTAAACTGGGTTTTTCCGCTGGCGATGATTTTTTTTCTATCCGTCGATCGATTCTTGAGATCGGCCAAAGCACGGAAAAACGAGCGCGATTGATTGCGCGTGATCAAGTCGCTAAATTGAATAGTACCTTAGCGGCTCAACGTCAACAAGATGTCGGGATCACTGAATATATTTGGTCTACATCGGGTGATGAAAGAGTGCGCCCGACTCATGCGGCGAACGAAGGCAAAATATTCTCCTGGTCCAGTCCACCGCTGGAAACCGGACATCCCGGAGAAGATATACAGTGTAGATGTGTAGCTCAACCAAATTTTTCTCAGCTTTTAGGTTTAGAAATTTGAGGTATTTCAGTACTCTATTGTTGACAATACAGTTTAAATTAATTATTATAGAGGTGGAAAGGTGAGTTATGGCTGATCGGCCAATATTTTTTACTGATTACGGACAAGCGAAATCATGGAATTTAACAGACGAAGGATTTCTGGAGGTCAACGCGAATGTCGCTCGACCTGGTGTCCAGGAATACATGGCCAGTGAATTACCACGATTCGGGCTCCCAAAGAATTTACAATCGGATCGTAATGCGATTGTCCGCTTACTTAGACCGGAACACGAAGTTTTTAACGATCAATCGCTGGAATCGTTCAGATATCGACCGGTGACAAACGGTCATCCGCCCGATTGGGTTGATTCACGAAATTATGGTCGATATCAAGTCGGATTTTCGAAAGACAAAGTTGAGAAAACGACCGATCTGTTTGTCCGTGCCGATCTGCTGATCCAGGATGCCGTGACAATCGGCCATATACAGAACGGCAAACGGCAAATATCGGCTGGTTATGATGCCCTTGTAAATTGGGTATCAGGAACACACGATCAGTATGGGCCTTATGATGGGATCCAGACACAGATAAAAATAAATCATATTGCGATAGTCGATCAGGCGCGGGCCGGACAAGAGGCTAGGATTAACGATAGTTGGGTCGACGATCGAGACGGACAAGGAGATGAAATGCCGAATGAAATAAAACGGGAGATTGGCGGGATTTCGATAAATTTTTCAGATCAAGGCGCACAAGCGGTTGATCGGCTGATCGATGATAAAGCGAATCTCGAAAAAGAAATCAGTGAGTTGAGGGCGAAACTCACTGATTCACTGAAGCAGATTGAAGAACTGAAAGCGAGATACGATGTGGCGCAGACTAGTATTTTGACGGCTGATCAGATCGATCAGAAAGTGAACGAACGGATTGCACTGATCGATCAGGCCAGATTGCTATACCCGCAGATCGAAACAGCCGGCCGGAGTCAGTTGGAGATCCAGAAGGAGGTGATCGGCCGAGTGAGTAAACTGAATATCACCGATCGGTCGGACGAATATATCCGAGCGGCCTTTGAGACTTTGATCGCCACACGAAAAATCGATAGCGGATCAGCGAAAATTGCTGATGCCGCCGCCGGTGCGCTGAATAGTGAACCGATCGAGCCGATCGAAGCAGCGCGGAAGAAATTTGCGGATCGATCACGCAACGCGTGGAAGGAGAATTACAATGACGGTGCAAACTAGTTACGATCTGCGGATCGATCAAGCATATGCCGGGATGCGATATGGCGATAACCCGCATCGATCAAACACCTGGCTCGTGGAAGGCGGATCGATCGGGATGGGTATTGCGGTAACCGAAGGATCGACACCGAAACAAGCGACCGCTGGCGGCACTGGAACTTTTTGCGGGATCACCGAACGTGATCTAAAACAGCAAGCGGCTGGTTCAGCAAATACCCTGGAATATCAAGAGTTTGCCGCGATGGCCGTATTGGAGTGGGGTGATATTTTTGTTAATATCACTAATACCGGATCACGCGGGGATCCGATTTATTTTGTTCAAGCTGATGGTACAATCGCGGCTGGTACGGCTGGAGCCGGACAAACGCAAATCGTAGGTGGTGTGCTTGAGGAAGATGTGGCATCGGCCGGAACGATTGCCCGAATCCGGATCAAGGAAGGTAATTAACATGTCAAAATATTCAAGATTTGTTGATCAGACCGCACAACGGCTGATCAGTATGGGATTTTCGAGTCCGGCCCCTACCCGATTTTCCGATGCGGACGGCGCTTACTTTTTCGCTCAGCAATTGGAGCAGATCGAGACCCGAGTATATGAGGTCCAATACGCGGATTTACTATTTCGCCAATTATTTCCGGTAGATACGTCTACCCCAGCTGGTGCTGCTTTTTACGGCTATACTTTTTTCGATAAAGTTGGCCGAGCGAAAATAATTAATCCACAAGCGAAAGATATCCCGTGGTCGGATGTTTCCCGCGGAAAAGTATTCCGGAAAGCAGATTGGATCGGAACCAAATTCGGCTATGATTACGGGGACATACAAGCGGCCATGTATACGGGTGAGCCGTTGGAGCAAAATAAGGCCAATGCGGCACGACGAGCGATCGAAGAACTGTTTAACGAGCTTGTTTGGTATGGCGATGACGAAGCCAATATTATCGGAATTTTTAATAATTCGGATATCGTCCAATCGGTTGTTCCGGATGGCGTGTCGACTAACCCAGAGTGGTCGACAAAAACCCCGGATGAAATTGTAGCTGATGTGAATAAACTTTTTACCGACCCATGGACCTCATCGCACGGAAAAGAAAAATTGACCGATATGGCATTGCCACTGGATCAATATTCGCTGATCGCGAATACTCGGATTACTGATCTGAATATGACGATTATGCAATTTATAGTCCAAAATTCGATCTGGATTAATTCGGCTGCCAATATTCATCCCGTGTCGGAATTGGCGGGAGCCGGTCCTGGACCGAGTGACGTGATGTTTGGTTGGACGCGATCGCCAGACAAAATCCAAGTGAAAATTTTACAGGATGTAACTTTTCAGCCTGTTCAGCAGGT